GTACAACTACTCTTGGTACATTGAGTACATTATTTATTCATATTCCAAATCAAATATAATGGAACACTCAACTATATTAGAAGTATTAGAAGTATATCATCAAAATATAAATGATGACAATGTTGTAGCTATTGGTTATGGATATAAGGTGACTAATAATTTACTAACAGATGAAAAATCAATAGTATTTACAGTTAAACAAAAATTATCAATTGATCAATTAACAAATGATCAATTACTTCCATCATCTATTCTTCTTCCAGATGATACATCTATAAATACAGATGTAATACAAGGAGAATATATAATATCAACATGTGATCCTAATTTCTATAATTGGCAAACTATTACTCCAATAAATCAAGATTTAAATATACCTTTACAAGGAGGAACAAATGTTACTGAAACTACATTTGAAGTGTATACAGGAACAGGTACATTAGGAATGTTAGCTATAGATAATGAAACAAATTCTATAGTTGCAGTGAGTGCAGGTCATGTATTTTCTCAAAATCTATTTATATGTTCAAATAGAATTAATTATGGGCCAGCATTCACTGAAAATACAGCATCCAATGTTACATTAACAAAAGATACATCTACTTCAAGTGCTAATATTGGACTAGTTAAGCGTTACTATCCTTTATATAATAGTGCTACTAATTATATTGATGCTGCATTATCTACTATTGAAGATACAGGAATTGTTAGTTTAACAGAATCATATAAACAATTAGGACTTAGTCCTACAACTCTTCCTTTTGCAACCACTGTAGAAATAGATGCATTATTAATTACAAACCCACTATTATATTCTTCAGGAAGAACTACAGGTCCTAAAGGCGAAGACATTACTAAATTGAGAATGTATCAATCTCCTATAGTGGCATCAGTATATGGATATTGGGCAGAAGGAGTTAAACAAAGTGTTACTTTTTCTGATTGTTTTTCATTTGTTGCTGTAGAAAGTGATGTCACTCCTGTTCCTCCTAGTGGAACTACAGGATTATGTATCTATCCTAGTTATGCTGGAGATTCTGGAAGTGCTGTAATTGCTGATATTGGAGGAACAAGAAAAATAATAGGATTGTTATTTGCAGGAGGTGCATATAATACAATTGTTTGCAGAATTGATAGAATAGCAAGTATGTTAAATATCTCAGCATGGAATGGTGAAACAATAAATTATTCAGACCCCGCACTTACACTAAGTCATACTGTAGCTGGACTTAGTAATGATGTATATTTAGATATAGTTGGAAAAAGATATTGGCAAGTAGGTACAACACAAGTATAAATTAATAAATAAATAAATATAAATAATTATGGCAAGTATTGATAAACGACCTCTTAATGCTTATGTGCGTTTTGATGGAACTGGGAGAATTGTTCCCAGTAGCCTAATTCTTAGGAGAAAGAAACCTAAAGTGGGTAAATGGCAGGAAATTAATGCATATGAGTGTTGTAATCCTACCACAACTACTACAACAACAGTAGCTCCTACCACTACCACAACAACAACAGCAGAGCCTACTACTACCACTACCACCACATTACGAGTATAATGTCAACTACTAATAAACTGAAAGCGTTTGTACGCTATGATGGGAAAAAGAATATTGTCCCAGGAACATTGATTCTTCAAGCTAAGGCCCCCAAAGTGGGTACTTGGTATGAAGTGGCTACATCTCTTTGTTGTGGTGATTTTCAATTAATCACAGTGCAAATACAAAGTGCTTTTCCAATACATCTTGTTGATTTTGTATTAGCTTGTGATCCTGGACCTACGTATTATTTTAAATACACTGGAATGGATGCAGCTGATATTGTGGAATTAGTTGATGTTTTAAATACTTCTCTTTGGGAGTATGGAAAATTTACATTAAACACTATAGGAACAGGACTTGGTATTAACATGTTAGTAAATGCTGATACAGTGGAGGATATTGGAGGATGTAATGTTGCAGCATTTGTATTTGCTGACTAATACATATATATTATGACTATTGAAGAAATTAAAGCTATGAACATACGAATTCAAGAAATGATTCGTACTAAATCTGAACAAAATGTCACAAAATAAAAATAACTTAAGTGCCTTTGTACGATATGATGGTACAGGTAGAGTGGTTGCAGGAAGTCTTATTCTACAGAAGAATAAGCCTAGAGTGGGAAATTGGAAACAGACACAAGCATATGAGTGTTGTGATCCTAGCTGTCCAATTCTTGTATATGGTATAGATTTCTTTGTTCCAGACTCAAATGAAACACCAGAAGGACTTTATATGTACTGGGATACAGCTCCAGGAGTTACATTACAAGCTCAAGTGTTTAATTGTATAACAGGAAAAATGCAAGGACCTATATACACTGTTCCTCCAAACTCTTTAAACTTTGAAGTATTCTTTCCAGTAGAATATTTCACAAATGGAGGATGTGCAATTGGTGCTAGAAGAGTGTGTGGACCTAGCTACAACTCTAATTGGATTTACGGTTAATAATACATATACATATATTATGAAAACATTAGAAGAATTTATCGCAGAGGCTAAAAATAAATTAGCTGGAATTAATGCTTATTTAGCATATAAAAATTCATTAAATAAATAATCATGGCACAATTAACATCATTTTTTCCAACAACAATGATGAGTAACTCTGGAGGAGAATTATCATTAGATGTAATCAAAGCTAAATTAAACTACTTTGAATTACAGATTCATGAGCTGCATTGGCAGACAACCTCTTTAGCAGAACATCTAGCACTTGGAGATTTATATGATCTTGTGTTTGATATTAAAGATGAAATTGTAGAGAAGATAATGGGCTATACAGGTAATAGAACAAAAGCTATGTCTGTAGACACTATTAAAAACTATTCTCCAGGAATGCCTAATGTTGTAGTGGCTGAATTATTATCATTCGCTAAACAGTTAGAAAACTATGGAGAAAATAATGGAATGCCTGATATTGAAAATATAGCACAAAGTCTCTCTGGAGATGCTGCTAAAATCAAATACAGACTAACTCTATCCTAATGCAGATTAACAGAAGATTCTTTCCAGAAATATTGCAAGATAACGAAATGGTTTATTTTGCACATCTGGAAGGAATCTTAAGTTCTGTTGATGAGCTTTCTAGTCTTGAGATTACAAAAACTCCAGAAGCTTATCATTTCAGACTAGCACCAAGTGTACCCAGATATACAGAAATGTTATTACAGGAGATATTAAAGTTTCATAATATATTCGGTATACATTTAGATCTCTCTAAGAGTATAAAATCATCAGGTACATTAAATTTCAATATAAGCCTTGATTAAAAAAATAATTATATATATTTGCATTTAAACCAATAATTAAATAATCATGAAGATTGTAAAAAACGACACAGAAGAAGAGAATGTAGTAACACAAGTGGCAACGTATGATCCAGCTAAAAGGTATTCATGGACTCCAGAAGATGTATTTGAACTATCAGGAGATCAATTTGGAATGATTCTTAATGCATTTAGATCAATCCTTGGTACACCAGAAGCTGCAAAGATTCTCTTAGCTGACAAAGCTAATGAAGCAATTGAAAAAGCTATGGCTATAGCTGTAGAAAGAGGCATTGTAAAAGAGAGTCCAGAAAATTGATCTTCGAGCCTAGAAATAGGATTGATGTAAAAACTCCAAAGGGTGATGGTGTAATTCTATTTGTTACAGACTATGGTCATGAAACAGATACTATTTACACCATCATCATTAATGCTACAGGTGAATTATGGCAATATACACCAAAAGATATTATAGTTAAACCAAATATAACATTTAGAAGACAATGAAACAAGTATTATTAGTATTGGCATTAGTAATGTTAATGACAACATCCTTTGCTAGAAAACATAAAAGAGATAAAGCATTAGTGGTTGTTGTAGGAAGATTTGCATTCTGTGGAGCATCTCCAGCAAAACCAACAGGGAATATAATCACTGTAGAAGGTAGAAAGTTCTTTGAAGGAGTGGCTGTTTGTCCTGTATTAGATGGTCCTTCAATAGCAAATACAATATTAGTTCCTAATCCTTCAGTTAGTCCTGATGGTACAGATAAAACTGTATGGTCTTATTTCTGGTATTGTGATAGTGTTCCTCAAGCACCAACATGGAAGAATCTTCCTACAGAGAACAGAACATTTATTATTGCAAAAGGTCCTGAAGGTGGAATGAGTAATATGTGGTGTATGCCATGTAATATATTACCAGAAAAAGTTAATGGTGTGACAATTGCAGAATGCTATGGACCACTTAATGAATTAGCATTTCCAATGAAAAAAGCACTTAGAGCTCGTAAAGGTCAAACATCTGTAACACAAGCACCAATGGGTGCAACCTATCCAGTGGGAACAATTATACCAAATTCAAATACTAAATAAAATGGCAACAGTTAAAAAAGGCAGTATGTCTGCAGGTACAAAAACTCCAGCTAAAAGAGTTGGACCAATAGATCCAAAAGGTGCGTTTACTAAAGTGCAAAAAAGAACCTTAGCAGGTGCTAAAGGTAAAGCTAAGCTTACACCAGACAAAGAACTTGGAGCTACCAAAATGAAAAATGGTGGTTGCATGAAGTGTGGTGGTAAAATGAAGAAATAATCATGGCAACTACTCCTGTCCCTAATGGTCCTTTAATTAAGAAAAAAGGAGAATTCAAAGGAAGCACATTGAAATCTGGTGGTAAGATCAAGAAAGCTCAAGCTGGTACTTCTGTAAAAAAAGATTATGATGAAAAATACAAAAATCTTAAAGATGCAAAAGATGCTGTTGGCAGAAATGATACTGCAAAATTAAATGCAATGGGTCTTAGTGGTCGTTATAATAATAATGATTTAACTCGTGATTATAATGCAGCTCAACAAGCTAGAAAAAAAGCAGGACTTGGATCAGCAGAAGATGCAAAGCTTACTCTTCCACACGTAGGTCAGCAACTTAGAGGAACTGTTAATCAGATGTTAGGAACACATCTTAAATCTGGTGGTAAGGTAAAGAAGAATTGGATACAGAAAGCTGTTAACCCAGCACATAAAGGATTTTGTACACCAATGACTAAAGCCACTTGTACACCTAAACGTAAAGCTCTTGCTAAGACTTTCAAAGCAATGGGCAGAGCTAGAAAAGCAAAATGAAAAAGCTTATAGAATTCTTTAGAACTAGAATATTCAAACCTAATTATTGTGATTGGTGTGGAAAAACACGTCACAGAGTTCTCACTGTAACCTCTAATTTAGGAAGACCTAGTAAGAAATTATGTATGAAATGTATTGATGAAATTAATAATTAACATATAATATAATGGCAATAATTAAAAGTTACAAGAGTGATGGTAAAACTCCAACCACTCCAAAAGAAAAGAAGTTTGCAGCTCTTGCAGCTCCTAAAAATAAGATTACATTTGCAGATAAACTTGCTGGTGCTAAGAAAGGCAGCTCAAAGAAAAAATAACATTTAATCTACAACTATTATGGCAACAATGAAAAAAGCACCAATGAAAAAAGGTGCAGCTCCTAAGAAAATGCGTAAGGCTCCTATGCAAGCTCCTTCACAAATAACTCCAGCTGGTCCTCCTGCAGGTGCTCCTCCTATGATGAAAAAAGGTGGTAAAATGAAAAAAGGTAAGTGCTAAATTATGGCAACATCATTTGGTAAAGCTACTAAATCAGGAAAGCCTAGAAAAGCTCCTAAAGTGCCACCTCCCAAACCAGTTGATGGTAATTATATGAAGGAGAGTGACAAAATAAAGAAGCGTACATCTCCTATGGCACCAATGACTGGCAAGAAGTTATCAAAATAGCCCCAATAAGAATAGTATTCTTATTTTGACACGTAAGTGTTTAAAAAAGCCCTCTTAAAATTGAGGGCTTTTTCTATTGTCTTAATGCTATACACCAATTATACGGACCAATATTTGTTACTGTAAATCCATTTTGTTCAAGTAGATATGTAGATGCAAGAGTTTGATTTATCCATTCAGGAACTAGCCAATCATGAAAACTTACTATTAATTGATCTATCTTAGCAAAATCATCTGCATCCATTGAATTTAATAATGAATATTCTGATCCTTCTATGTTCATTTTAAGAATAGATATATTATCAATATTAAACTTTTTACAAAAGGTTTTCCAACTATACATAGGAAATAACTTACTATCTTCTGTAGTGCTATTTATGGAAATAGCTGAAGCATCATGAGCATATGTCATTGCTATAGATCCATTAAAAGGGCCTACTACTCCTTGAAAAAGATCAAATCCTTCAGGAATAGTTGTTTCAAAAGGATCAGCTCCTATAACTCTTTTCTTACCAATAAATATATTTGACCAATCCCAATGTACACAGCCAAGATCAACTATACACCCATCGTGATTAAATGCTTTATCATCAAATGTTGAATAACTATGTCCAGGCATAGATTGAATTAAATTTCCCATATTACTTTGATGCTAAAGATTCGTAGATATTTTCATTAATAATAGTATAGTCTATATTATATTTTTGAAGAACATAAGGAAGACTTAATTGGTCCTGAACGCTCCATAAGCAATTTTGATAGAACCACTCTTTCATTACATTATTCTCTTTATTCTTTACAACATCTGCAGAATATATAAATACTCCAGCAGAAATTAGTATATTATCATTATAATTAGGATCTTTTAAATATGATTCAACTTGTTCTTTCATATTTTCATTTTGATATCTATCAATTAAATACTGATTGTTATATTTTATATTATCTATAACAAATTCTGCTTCTGATTGGACTGTTGTTCTAACAGGATGCATAAAAAATGCAGCTTTGTTATTTTGTAGTTTATCTAAAAACCACTGTACAGAATTAGAGTTATTTAAACTAAAGGGAGCATCTACCCATATATAATAATCATAATCAGGATATAATTCCCATGCTAACATCTTTGGAATCTTTCCTTGTAGTCTAGGATGCATTGCTTTTATTCGCTCTGGATAATTAGAATTATCAAGCTTTACAAAATCTACATTAGGAATGTTCTGTGGAACAAATGTATTAGAAGAAGTTCCCCCTATATTAGCGGTTATTACTAGTATTCTCATTATAGTCTTTTAACATTTTAATATAATCATGTTTCCAATTAGGATTAATTAATATATCTCCTGTAGATATTTCGCCACTAAGCCTTAATGATTCAACATACTCACTGTGTCTTATTATAACATTTGGTCTACTGTCATTATCTGTACCCATTCCACTCATATGATATCCTCTACCTCCCCAAGCATATATCCAACTAACTTCATCGTCTTTAGGAGATGCTTCTATTACATTACCTAGATGTTGTAATTTAACTACAAAAGTCATGTCATATCCAGCATTTTCAAGAGGATGTCCTCCAACTTTTTTCCATGCAGATTTGCTAAATACAATACCTGAATTTCCTAATCCTGTAATAGAAGTAATTTGAGATGAATTCATAAATATGCCTCTATTCCAATGTAATATGTTACTACCATCTATAAAATACTTACTAATATTTTGTAAATGATTAGGTAGTGCAAGATCATCATCGTCCCATTGTACAATTATATTCCCATTACACTGCTCAGTTGCCCAATTTTCTTTTTCACCTATAGTTGTAAATGTTTTATCAAAATTATATATTCTTACTTGAGGATGATCGTAGATTAGTTTTTGGAGGGGATAGTCATTTACTATTACTAGTTCACATTTATCTGCAGGGTAATCCTGTTGGAGGAAACTTTGTATTGATTCCTCCAACATATTTACTCTACCAAAAGTTATGCACTTGGCAGAAATCATTGGAAATTCTTTATTTTCCATATTATAAATATACTAAATAGTAATACATTTACAAGATATAAACGGTAGTTTCATTATACTCCTATAGTCTTATAGAATCTTTCAACATCTGCAGGATCTAAATATATCTCACTCTGAAATACATTCATCTCTCTCTTATATGATGTAATCTTTCCTGCTTTGTTTGTTACAGGAACTTCTTGGGCCCTTTGATGAAGATCGTCAAGCAGCACTAATAGCCTACCATCATCTGTTGTGATTGTTCTAATCACTTTATCAACATTAAAACTGTCCCTGTATTCTTTGAATTCAGGATTCTCTGGTGTTCCAGACACTAACTCTTTACGAGTGTAGAAAAATTGGTTTTTCATAGATTGTATTTAATTTTTAAATATTCACGTTGTACATTAATTTCTGTATATTTATACATATTGTTCTCAACATCTGAATGTTCATCAAGTGTCAAAAATACAATATTTTCTTCATCATACATAGCATCAGGATATTTTTCTTTTGGTAGGATGTGATGAAAGAAAATACTAAGAGGAGTCTTGCCCAGATATGTTCCAGAAACTTCTGAATAATGTCTTCTCTTTTTCCATAGATCAAGAAAGAAGTTTCTCATATCATCATTAGTAACTCTTGTGGATCTGGTTGCAGTAAACCCTTTAGTTTGTGCTAGAGGTCTTCTGGGAATATGATTTTTACATACACTATTACTCCATACAGAATTACTACATCCTTCTATTTTACATTGTTTCATATTTCCATTTATAACCTTTACATGTTTTTGTTCTATTAGCTAAAACATCACCAATAGCTCCAGTTGATGAATTTATATATAATGAAGCTTCTGATATTGACTCCCAAGTTCTAATATATTCATCAGTTTTACTTAATTGAATTATCTTTCTTTTATTTCTACCACCAACTTTATTTTTCTTTGCAAGAACAGACATGAATTTTTTAAATTCTTCAGTTTTTGCTGGCATCTTTCTATTTAAACTTGTTATTCCTATTTTCTTTCGTGTTTCTTCAGAGTGAGTATATCCTTTTCGTGTAGTTCTTCGTTGAGCAATTGATTCTGGAGAATGCCAATACCCCCGTTCTTCTGCTTTTTTCTTTTTAGTAATGTAGATTTTTTTAGATGTTTCTTTATTTCTTAAGTTTATTGCTACTGGATCTGTTGGTTTTATGTTGAATATAGTTGAAAAAGTTGCATTATTTTTAAACTCTGTAACATATAAATGTTCTTTTGCTTTAGTGTTTGAACATAATTCAAGTATCTCAAATTTAAAATTAATAATACCATATTTATTAAAAGAATTTTGTAAATGAGTATTACAGTGTGAATTATTTAATAAATTGGTAATATGTTCATTTAATCTTCTGTATAGATTAGTGGACTCACCTATATAAGCAGAATTAGAAACAATATTTTTTATTATATAAACACCTGATTTTTTATACAATTCTGCTTTTGTGAAATTTGTATATTTTCTAAGATTATTCATATACAAATATAATAAATAAATCTAAATTAACAAATAGAGCGAAAGCAGAAATCACTCTCTGCCTTCGCTCCACAAGTTTTACATTTCATAATAAATCAAACTTTTTAAAGCTTGCTCTTCCATTATACATATCCATTAGAAAGTTCACTTTCTTCTTCCATTCTGTACGTAGTTCTGGTTCTCCATCTGTCATCTCTTCTTCAGCAAGAAGCTTCTCTATTTTACTATGAAGCTCCCCAAGATTTATATATTGCTTATTAAAGAGATCAAGATCGTCGTCTTCAAGATTCAATATTAAACTCATAATTCATCTACCTCCTCTTCCATTGGTTCTTCTTCAACTGGTAGATCTGTTGTCTTTGTGATTTTACCAACAATAACAGCTTTAAGTTCATCGAAGAACTCAGGATTATCTTGGAGCAATGCTCTAAATTCTGTCGTATCATATTTCACATCATTATATGTTGTCACCTTTCCCCATTTCTTGATGATTTCAAACTCATTAGCAAGTTCTAATATCTCACCAATTTTATCAATACCCACACCATATACAATCTCAAAATGTGAAATTCTATAAGGAGGAGACATTTTATTCTTTACAGCTTTCACTTTGGTAATATTACCATAAGCTATATCACCGTCTTTAGCAAGAGTTTTTGTTATTTCCACTCTACAATCACTGTAGAACTTCAAAGCATGACCTCCTTGTGTTGTAGTAGGATTACCAAACATAACACCAATCTTCTCTCTATACTGACTAATAACAATTACACAAACATTATTAGTAGATAGAGCACTCTTCAGTTTTGGATATGCATTACTATTTAAAAGAGCTTTCTTACCAATAGAACTATCACCCACTTCACCATCTAACACCTTCTTAGGAATCAAACTAGAATCACTATCAATAATTACAAGATCAATATCACCAGTGTTAATCATTTCCATAGCAATATTAAATCCCTCTTCACCACAAGCTGGCTGAGCAATTAACATCTTAGTAGTATCCACTCCTAACTGTTGAAAATAGTTTTTGTCTACAGCATGCTCACCATCTATATATAATACAGTGCCACCTGCTTTTTGACATTCAGCAGCAGCATGACCACAAATAGTTGATTTACCACTATTATGAACCACAATACCCTCAGCAACAAAATTGTTATAAGGAAAATAACATTTAATATCGTAAGTTTCCATTTCACCTACTGATGTAATACTAACTATTGTATCTTGTGTAGCAATAAATCTAAGATTATTATGTCTATCTAAAGCATGAAATTTTGCATGTTCAGATTTACTATACAATTGTAAATTTTCTATATTATTGTTACTAGTATTTTCATCAATGTGATGCACATCATATCCTTCTGGAATTGTTAAATAATCCCAACCATCTTTTGGTTTAGCTTGTAATTCTCCATTTAAATAGTTGGTATATTGTTCATAAGACATATTATTCATAGCAGCTTCAAATACAAGTCTATGAACTCTTTCTCTGTAATACAAACCACCATTTATTTCTCTAGGAGATCCTTTATAATACCATTTTAGTGTTGTTTCTTTATATTTCTTTCCTGAAACTACTTCATCGTTAGTATAAGGTGTATTTGTGTGTACAAATACAGTATCTCCTATTGATAAGTTTTTTAAAGGAATATAATTATCTCCTGTGTAGAATTTATGATCCTTTGTAGCTTTAATTTTAAACCCTTTTTTTGTAATTAACTCAAAGCATTCTTTTACACCAGATTTTACTACATCAGCAATCTCATTTCTAAAAATCTTATCTTCTTCATTTATAGAAGTTACATTGAATGTTGTATCTTTTGTTAATTCTGTTCTATTATGAAATCTTTCATAAAGATTTTTAATAGAGCTCCCTTTACAATCTTGCACAATACCATCTTTTCTTACATTGATAAATTTAATGAATGTGTCTTCAGACAAACATCCTTCCCATCCCATCAATTCATACATTTTCCCTTTTACAAATCCTCCTACACCAAGGGTAATCCAATCAAATCCTACACTTCCTGTGCTAATAACATCATAATCTCCACCACTCTTGCTATCTAATGCAAGTACAGTGCCCACACCATACGCTTTATTCAATTTATCCAAGGCATCTTGGATTTTGCTCTTTCCTGAGCTTTCAACAGCTTTCTTTGCCATATTTTTTTTATTGGTTTAAATACAAATTTAACAAAAATTTCTCTAATAATCAAGTAATTAGTGATAAAAAGCCCCTACATTTCTGCAGGGGCTCCCATCAATTAATCAACAAAACAAAAACAAAAACTATTCTAGCTCGCAAGCACCGCCCGCACAAGCAGCAATTTGAGAAAATTCTACATTATCATCTATTTCTACTAAGTTACCTAGATTTAATGTGCTCAAACTACTTATTCTCTTATTATATTCTTCTTCAGTAATATCTTCAAAAGGAGCTTGTACATAACTTCCTCCAAAATAGTTTAATACAGATAATCCATTATAAACTTCTCTATTCTCCCACATCCATTCTCCTACAACTTCCCATTCATCTTTATACACAGAAGAATCAGATAAAGGACTTGTTAATTTATATCCATGATCTGATAGTATATACTTTCTATCTTTATCAATAGAAATTGTAGCACTTACATTATGTGTATTATCACCATTTTGATGACCAGGTTTAATCCATTCTGTAGAGAACTTCTTAACACGTTCTAATGTGTCAATGGCTGTCTCTGTTCTGAATATAGATCCTTCTGGTGCTTTAACAGGAATTCTAACACATAATGTATCCTTAGGACGAAGAACATCATCTTCACATAATTCATTATAATATATATTTAAGAATATTGCTATGTCTTCATTTTTATTAAATCGCATAGTTCTTAAATAATATGGAGCATGCCAAGCATGAATTCCACTAGCTGTTCCCAAAACCAAAGATGTTGTTCCTGATGGTTTAATACATGTTACACGAGCTGCTTCATTTATACCAAGCTTCTCAGAAATCATAGAGTTTACCACCTTTGCTGTATTAGCAGCAATTTCAAGATTATATTTAAGAATTTCACCACTTCCTATTCCTGTCATTCCTATGCCCACTAGAGCATCTTTCTGTGTGGTCTTCTGCCATATAGGTCTTAGGTAGTGAAAGTCTGTAAAACCAGCCTGTAATGTACCAAAGAATGAAGCTACAGACACTCTATCGTTCAAATCTTGTTGGTTCTCTACATCACTTACATTCACTTCGCAAAGATTGCAAAACTGATAAGGACGTAATGCAATTTCACAACAAGGATTAGTTCCCCAATCTTTATTGTTAGTCCAATAGATTCCTGGTTCTCCTGATCCACTGGCTTCAATTCTCTTCCAAAGATCAAAGAATTCTTCTTCTCCTATGTTATCTCTTTCAAGAACAGCAGAATTATTAGCTCTACCTCTTTGCTCATTAAGTTCATACCAATTACCATACTTACATGTAATCATATCTTCATCATCATGGCTGAATAATGCAATCATTGCACTTCTTCTAATACCACCTGCAAGAACTGAGTTAGCTATATGACATAAAATATCATGAGCCTGTAATGATGTAATTTTCTGTCCTGGTTCTATTCTGCTTAACACAGCATCAATATGAGCTAAACAAAGCTTTAAAGGTTCAGGTCCTGGAGCTTTACCACCAGCTGTAATCAAACGAGCACCTTTCACACGAATAGCTCTGAAATCAAATATAGGAAGGAACTTACCTTCTGTATATGCTTTCAATAACACCTTAACAGCATCAGCCCATCCCATAATACTATCTTCAATAAGATAGTTACGCTTCTTACCAGGAGCTGTTATAACAGGAAGTTGTTCAATGTGATGTTTCTGTACAGAATATCCCACTCCTGTACCACCTAATAATAAAAACATAGTTTCTGAAAAACTATATACACTATCAATAGGAAGATAACAACAATTATATATCCTAGCATGGTTAACTTCTGCAGCTGCTCCTGCAAATTGTAAAGCCCTCATAGATGGTAACACCTTCTTCTGCCTGATGAGCTCTGCAGACTTCTTAATAGCATCCTCTAATTTAGGATACTTCTTGATCATCATGTTTTCATAACGATCTACTATTTCTTCCCATGTTTCTCTACGCTTTAGCTCTGGGATGTATTTAGCATACTTGCTAAAAATTGTGAGCTTACTTAAGGCTTCTAGTCCTAAATCCATACTGGTTTTTGTTTATTAAATTAAAAAAATGAAGGGCAGTAAAGTTAATTCACCGCCCTTCAATAAACAAGAGAATTGAAAAATATTATTTAACTAAATTCCTTATTGCAGCTCCTAGATCAAGATCGTTAGGATATTTTTTAACTAATCCTGTGATTTCTTGTTCTAAGTCTATAAGCTTCTGAATGTAAAGAGTTGCATCCATAAGTTCTTCTTGAAGATGTAACAAATAGTTATCTTTATTGTTACATTTTAATGTAGTGTTATATTTAATAATTCCTACATCACTTCTGCTTTGAAACTTTTCAAGCACTTGCTCCACTATTACATCTGTAATATTTATCACAGCTTTTTATTCAGAATATCAAATGCTTGTTCAACTGCATCTTGTTCACATTCTTTTCTTGTACCAAATAACTGTAATTCTGTTTGATTAAGATCATCATATGAAATTACATGTTGCCATCTTACATCACCTCCAGTAAGCCTAGTCATCATTACAGATATGTATATACTATTATTATCAAACACATCAAATAGACTTCTAGGTTGAGCAACAATTCCAGGAGCTACATTTTCATTTGTTACTCCTTGACTACGCATAAAGCTTTTGAATTCATCATCCACTTCATCAGCTTCAGCTAATGATTCAACCATCTTCTCCATGTACCAATCCCTAATAATACCTGCTACCTTGGGATACTTTTGTAATAGTTCTAAGCTCATACTTTATTTATTAATTGTTTATGTTTCTCATTCCACCATTCTTGTTCAAAATCATATTCTGTAAATTCTGTGAAGCTATTCTCCACCACATCATCATATAATAGTTTATACATCTCTGTTATTATTTCAGAGAATACAACCATATCAGTAGGTTGAAATTTTTCTTCCAACCTTTTAAATAAATAATTATTGAACATACTCTTTTATATTATTAAGGTTTAATGTTTCTTCTGTTTCATTCCATCCATTCCAAACTTCTTGATCTTTACCAAATGTAACATTAAACTTCTTTTCCCAGAAGTCTAATAAATCTTGTGTTTTATTAAACACACGAAATTGCAAACTAAGTTCATCTCTATGTAATCCATTTGCCATAATTTTAACCACTTTAGGAAATAGTGCTTGAAATGCAGGAGAAGTTTTGGAATATGCACCCTTCTTTATTATATCAAAATCCTTTTTAAATGTAGCATCTAATTGATATACTAGTACAACATAGCCATCTTCAAGATCATAATCATCTATTAAAGACTGTGTACGTTCACGCTCATTTTCTACAAAGATTCTAAACCTATCAAGATCTTTAGGCTTGAATAATAGATAGATAGCATCAGTATATTCAACATCTGCTTTAGGATCTTTTATATATGCATTAATAAATTCATTCTTCTTCAACTCATCTCTTGGAATCTTGAGAGTTGGCACCATAAAAATACTAGTTATTGTCTTTTTAAATTCTGCCATATTATCCTTTAATATTTACAACACCATTTCTACTATAATTCTGTCTAGAGATATTCCATGTATCATTATCAATAGCCCATTTCAAATCCTGAATTAGAGCTTTAACACCTACATATGTTCTACCTTTATGCTCAAAGCCATTATATGCATCTTCAAGATCTACATAATCCAATGTATATACAAGAGGATTATAATAGTTGGTAGAGTCACATACAATGAACTTAGG